GAGGGGTTTTGATCCGAAACGGCTTGGTTTTAGTGGCCATAATACGGCTAATTCGGGTCAGACAACGTCAGATGACACGATAGTGAGGGGGCTCCTTAAAGGAGAGTTTTGGGGGTTTTGGGGGTTCTGGAAGATCCCAGCAAGGTAAATCAGGCACTGCTAATTTTAGTTCTACTCCGAACTTCTGCTCTCTGAACCTAGAAATTCCTTCTTCGGTTCGGTCATACGAAGTCCTTAGTCAGAACCTCCAAGGAAAGCGCTTAGCTAACACCTCTAATGCGGCGCTTTTTAGGCGTCACAATCCGTGCATTCCAGAAATAGGCGAACCCGCGCAGCTTCGGGTCGTTAGTTGATAGCGCGGACAATCCACTTAGGTGGAATCTGAGCGAAGACCGACCGCCACGGGGCGTCAACCGCAGGCCAAGAACCCTCAAGTGAGGATAATCGACGAGCTGAATTCTAACCCAATTCAAACCAACGATTACAACACTATGAGTGAATTCGATCCTATCGCCGTGCAAGCCTTCCAGAAGGTTTACGCGAAAAACTTTGAGCACCAAGCTCAGCAAAAAATGAAGCGCCTGGCGCAGATGGCCCGGCAAAAGCTGGGCTGCATCGGAGCTTCAGAAACACATAACTCTCTCGAGGAGGAAGACATGACAGAGACCACTGGTCAACGCATGGCTCTGACTCAACTTTCCGAAGTGAAGGGAGAAATTCGTCACGTCTTTCCGCGCAAGTTTCTTAGCGCAAAAGGCCAAGACCAATTTGATAAAGTCCTCATGGGCTCCACGGTTCTCCCTGGATCCGATATCATGGTGGCACAGACCTCTGCTTACAACCGTAAGTGTGATGATGTCTTCGTAGATGGCATCACAGGAGTGAACAGCGTCGGCGTCAATGGCGCGACCCAGGAAACTCTCCACGCGGATCTCATCATCCCCGTCGATTACGTGCGGACTGGCTCCGACACTGCGTCTAACCTGACAACCGGGAAGATTCGTTACATCAAGCGCCAGTTTGAGAAGAACGAGTTCTACGGCCAGGATCAGAAAGCTGCGGGTGCAAAACTCTGCGCAGCGATCAACGCGGACATGAAAGACGCGATCCTCGACGATCCACTTGTTTCTGATGCCGATAAGTCGCGCATCAATAAACTGGATGACGGTGATCTCGTTTACTGGATGGGAACCTGGTTCATCAGAACTGAGCGACTTCCAGTAGATGCTAGTAATGCGAACGTGGTTAACGCGGTCTTCTGGGTTTCCAACATGGTGCAGTTCAACGAGTGGGCTCACTCAGTGAAGCGCATCTCGGAACGCTCTGATCGTTCTTACGCTATTCAGTATTACATCGAGAAGATGAACGGAGCCTGCCGACTCGAGCAGAAAGCCGTCGCAACCGCCGCATGTCAGACTGACCTCTTTGCTTAATTTTAACAACTGAACAGAAAAAAATATTATGCCAACCACAAGAGCATCAGCCGCAGAAGCACTCTACCTCGCCAAAACCCAAGGATCCCGTTTAGGGACGATTAGGGGCGACGAGGTTAATGCTGACCTTAACGTCATTAAAACCACGATCACGCTCGTAGGTGACGAGGCGGCCACTAACGTCATCACCCTGACTCCACCTCTCAAGGAGGGTCAGATCATCGTTCCTGCGCTATCACAAATTGTCGTCGAATCCACTTCGGCTGGCACGGCGTTAACCGCGAACATCGGAAGCGCTTCGGATCCTGATTCGATTGCTGCTACCTCCGACCTTCGAACTGCGGGAGTCAGGAATTTGGGAACCAAGAACACCACCTATGAGAGCTTTCTCCCTGGTGAGCCTGTCATTGCGACCCTTGTGACTTCCACCAGCCCCACGGCTGGGAAGAAGATCACGTTCTACTTCGTCACCCGCTCGGTTTAACCGACGATCCTGCTAGGTATTCATTAGGCCCGTTCCGTTTAGGCGGGACGGGCCTTCTTATTTCCAACTAACGACATGACTGAAACTGAAATTGTAAACCTCTCTCTCTCAAAGCTCGGAGCGAACCTCATCATTCGCCTCGGTGATGCGTCGTTACCCGGATCACATCATGGCGATCTACTCTACAAACCGACACTTGAACGGATCCTTCGTGATTTCCCCTGGGCCTGCGCGACAAAGGAGAAGGCTCTAGCACAAGAGACTACCCCGGCTATTAGTAACTACCTCTATTCCTTCGCTCTACCTGCGGACTTCGTTCGCCTGGGAGAGTTACCTGAGGATGGATTTTATCTACGAAACGAGGACTTCTGTCGAACCGGGCGAATGCTCCACACAAATAAGACACCAGCGGTTTTACGGTATGTGAGCAACGCAATTACGCCTGATGAATTTGACGCTGATTTCCGAGAGGCGTTCGTCGTCTTGCTCGCATCTGAGCTAGCGACTCCGCTCCTCCAGTCTCCTCAACTCGCTCAGGCGCTCATGGAAGAGTATCTCTCTGTCTCATTACCTAAGGCCAAAACAGTGGACGCTCGCGAGACCGATTCAAACGAGAACTACGGGCCTTATCGAGCAATCGCGAACTCCCCGCTCTGTAACTCCAGATTTCAACGCTAATGCTTCACCACGTTCAGAACTCGTTCAACGCGGGAGAGTTAAGCTCCTACACTTCAGCTCGTCCAGAGCTTGAGGTTTACCAGGCTGGGTGTAAGTCGATGAAGAACTTCATTGCGCTACCCTACGGCGGCGCTCGGTATCGCCCAGGCACGGAGCTGATCACCTCGACGAAAAACGCTGGGCCAGCTTGCCTATTTGGATTTGAGTTTTCAACGAATGAGCGTCACATCATCGAATTCGGAGCGGGTTACATCAGATTCTTCGCGACTGGGCTTGATACAGCAGCGCCCATCATGGATGGGGCGAGCCCTCTGGAAAAGACGACTCCTTACTCACTCAATGATCTAAGAGAGCTCCAGTTCGCTCAGCTCAATGACATCGTCATCATCACCCACGCGAATCACCCGCCATACCGCCTCTCTCGTTACGCTGTGGATAACTGGGTAATGGAGCCCTTCCCTTTTATTGCTCCTCCATTTTTGGATGTCGAGGTCGATCCAACGCTCGCGATAACATCGAGCGCGACAACGGGAACAGGCGTGACGCTTACGACTGGTGCGGATGTTTTCAATGCCCTTCATGTAGGCGCGGTCTTCGAACTGGCGTATCGACGCACGAAAGACGAGATCACTCAAGCGCTGGATATCGCTGCTGGCACGGCATCTGTTACTGTAAAAAATGGACGACTGGGGACCACAAGCTCCAGGACGAGCTTAAACATCAGCGATCCACTTAGAGTGTCGGGCGCTTTTCTCCTCCAAACATTTGGCATATGGACGGCGACGGTCGAGGTGTTTCGGCGGTATCTCGGTGAGACCCACTGGGAGGAATATCTAACCTTCGAAGCATCTGACGACAGAAACATCAACGAGGCATACACACTGGACGAGCCAGCGGAACTGCTAGTGGTGACGAGTACATTCGGTTCTTCGACCTTCGGGCGCGTGTTGCTATCAGTCACCGATCCGTTCATTCGCGGCAGAGTGGAAATCAAGAGCTACGTCAACGCGCAACAAGTGACAGCGGATGTCCTCGTTCAGCTCGCTCCTGGCGCTGCTACGGAATGGAGCGAATCTGCATTTTCAGGCTACCGGGGCTATCCTCGCGCAGTCACGTTTCACGGTCAACGACTCTGGTTTGGCGGCACGATTTCGCGCCCTCAGACCCTCTGGGCTTCACGAATCGACAGCTATGATGATTTCTTCCGGCCTTTTGGCACGGATGGCCTCGCGGATGCTGACGCTCCACTAGCACTTCCGGTCTTCTCTGAGGAACACAATCGGATCGAGTGGATCTCTTCAAACCGATCACTCCTAGCGGGAACATCTGCCGGGGAGTTTGTCATCACCGGAGAAACAAGAGAGGAATCGGTATCTGCTAACGACTATAACATCCGGCGTCATACCTCAAACGGCTCGGAATCCTACCAGGCTTTACCCGTAGACTCCGCAGTGCTGTTTGTGCAGCGTCAAGGTCGGCGGATCCGTAAGATGGGCTATCGGTTCGAGGATGACGCCTACGCGGCGGATGACGTAACAATTTACAACGAGCACCTAACAAGAGGGAACCTGGTCGAGCTGGCCTTCCAGCGCCAACGGGAGCCGATCATCTGGGGAGTGACGAACGACGGGAAGCTCATTGGATGGACCTATCGCGCAGCTCAGCCATTCTTCGCAGCATACGAGATCCAGTCACCAGGCGTCACGTATGAGAGCGTGGCGGTGGTCTACGGGGAAGGCGATGAGGATGAACTATGGGTCGTAGTCAATCGTGCGTCAGGAAGAGTCATAGAACGATTCCGACCAAACCAGATTCTCGCGCAGGAGCGTGGCGAGATGGAGAAGCTATGGTTCCTCGATTCAGCAGTCGAATTCACGGGAGCTACCGCAGTCTGCACTGGACTCGCTCACCTGGAGGGCTTGGAAGTTCAAATATTCGCGGACGATTCCTTTGCTGGGCGAGCAACTGTCACAGGTGGAGCAATTAACAATCCCCGACCTCTCGCGCAAAGAACTCTTGTCGGTATCCATTACGGAGGAGAACTCGAAACGATGCCAATCGAGGTCGGAACAGAGAACGGAAGCAGCCAGGGCCGCATGAAGAAGGCTGGTCGTTCAGTGATTAGGCTATTTCAGAGTCTCACCGGGGAATGGTTTACCTCTCAGAACCCACAGGCGCATCCATTACAATCGCTTGGGCCTCAAGACTCACTCACCGAGGCCCGTCCGCTATCTGATTTTGATCGCGTCCTAGAATCTCATACTGGTGCAACTCGTGCGCTGACAATCGGCGTGAGACAGACGCATCCTTACCCGATGACGATCCTTTCGATTTCTGCGCGAATCACCCTGACCGAAGACGCATGACCGAAGCCACCCTAGCGACTCCTGATCGCGAGCTCCTCGACGCACTGGGCGACGCGATGAAAACGCATCGCAGGGTCGAGGTTCCGGTGACGCACCTACAAACGCCAGGGCTCTACTGTCGAGAGGTTTCAATAATGAAGGGAACGATGATCCTGAGTGCTCGGCATCTCACGGAGCATCCCTTTGTTATTTCTAAGGGAAAGATCCTCGTCATCACCGAAGGCGGCGAGCGCGAAATTCTCACAGCTCCATACACCGGAGTCACCAAGCCAGGGACTCGACGCGCTGTCCACGCCCTGGAAGACACTGTGTGGGCCACTTTTCATCCTACCGACGAAACTGATATTGAGGCGATTTGCCTAAATCTCGTCGAAACTG